GTGCACGATCAGCGTTTCGCCCGACATCGACGCTTCAATAGCGTTAACAGTAAAGTCGTCGATCGCGATCCATATGCCGCGCGGGTAGACTTGGAACCTCATTCTGGAACCCCCTCGTCAAGTTGCGTGTCTGGCGACCCAAGCAGATCCGGGTCGATTGTTTTCTCTGGGAAGCCCGCGGCGCGCCGGAGCGTGTTTTCTGTGTCGTCGTCGGGGAATAGCGGCATCCCCGCGCCCGCGATGTCGCGCACGAATGCGCCCAGTTCGGCCAGATCCACCGGCGCGATCTCGCCAAAGCCGATTTTTGGCATGACTGCCGGGTCGAAGCCATTGATCTCCCAAAGCCTTGGCAAGAGCTGTCGGTTTAGCACGGCGGCGATCGCCTCGGTGAACCCGCTTGCGGCCGTGAGGAATAGGTCAGTCTTGCTTTTCGAGAGCGCGAAGGTTCCGGTGTTGCCGCTGCCGAGAATAAGCAAGTCGGCCAGCACCGACCGGGCGATGTTCTCTTGGTGCCGGAGGATCACCTCGCCCGTCGGGATCGCGCGCGTCCCCTTGGCGGTCACGAGGTCGAACTCGACCATTGGGATCGAGGTCTTGGTGCCGTCGTCGTTCTCGTAGACGTCGCTCGGGATCAGGATGAAGCCCTGATCGTTGAACTTGACGTCTCGCAGGATCTTCTTGAAGGCGTTGGTGAAGCCCTGCTGCGCGGTGCTCGCGCTCTCCCCGAGGTATTCCGAGGGGATCTTGCCGACCGGGATCCCGTTCATCTCGCGCTCGACCGCGATCGCCTCGATCATCTGGATATGCGAGGCATAATGGTAGGAGGTGAAGGCGTTGCGGAGGATCGACCGGCCGCTCGGGTCATTGTTCACAGTCGAGGTGCGAAAGTGCAGCATCTTCGACGACGGGATGTCGACGGATCCCAGCTTGAGCGACAGCGCGCTCTGCCGCACGCCCGTGATCGTGCCGTTCTCGTCAGTCAGGAACCGGTCAATCGTCCACTGGGCACGCGGCGCGAGCTTGCGGATCCCATAGCGGCCATCATCAAACTGCGAATAGCGCGTGGGGTCATCAGTCTGCCGGCCCGATCTGGTCTTATAGACCACCTCGAAGACAGAAAAGCCGAACGGAAGGAACGTCAGCACTTCGGCGAGGAAGTCGTCAACAGTGCCTTCCATGTCGTCAAAGCACTGTTCGACGAATAGCTTGGCTTCTTCCGCCTCTGGGCTGGTATCGGTCGCGTCGACGCGGAACTCCGCCGCGCGCAGCAGCATCTCGAACGCCATCAGGATCGCGCCGATTGTCGGGTCGTTGTCCTTCATCTCGCGGAATGTCCGCGTCGCGTTCAGCCCGCGCAGCTTCGGCAGGAACTCATCGGGGCGCAGCTGATCATCGCGCCCATAATTGCCCGCCGCGCCCAGTTCGCGCGTCGCCGTTGATTTTATTGGTGCTTTCATCAGACCGGCCTCGCTTTGTTGCCCACATGATCACCGATCACGAATAGACCGGTCTTCTTCTGCCTCTTCGGCGAGACGGCGTTAAAGCCCGAGCTCGCGGCGTCCGCTTGGTCTTTATACACCGATCTGGGAAAATGTCGAAGCTCTTCTATGAAGTCGCGGTTCCACGCACCGGTCACAATGTCGACGTTGCCCGCCTCCATCTGCGCCGCCAGCGGTTCGGCGCGCGTCTCTTTAGATCCGCTCTGCGGCTCGATCCGCACGCGATACCCAGCCAGCCGCACCACGAAGTCGCGCGCCTGCGCCTTGCCCGCCTGTCCGGGATCCTGCGGGATCGAGATCGGCACGTCGTCGCCGTCGAAGTCTGCGGCGTCCGCGACCATCTTGCGCACGCCGTCCGGCCCCATGCGGGCGCGCCGCACGTCCGCGATGATCACCCGGCGCGCTTCGACGCGCCAGCCGACCAGCACGCCTGCGGTATATGCGCCGCCTCCATCGGTCGCCGCGAGATCCCATGCCCTGCACCAGTTGATGTCTTCGTCAGGGATGGCGTCGATTGTTTGGATCTTGTCGACCTTGAACAGTCCGCCTTCGCGCGGCGTCGGGCGTTGCTCCAGCTGGGCGGCGGATGCGTAGGGGCCGAGCGTCTGCACCAGTTCGGCCACCGCCTGCGCAGAGAAGCGCGCGGGCCACATCAGTTCGTTGGGCTGCGTGCGCGGATCCTGCCAGCCTATCGACGTCGTGCGCGCTCGCGGGGGGTCATAGTGCATCGGGATCAACAGGTGCTCATAGCCCTGCTCTAGGGCCGCTGCGGCCACGTCCTCATGGTGCACGCGCTGCATGATCGTGACGAACGCGCTGCGATCTAGGTCGTTCACGCGGCTGGGCACGACCTCGCGGAACCATTGCAGCGTCTCGCCCCGTATCGCCTCGCTCTCCGCCTCCAGCACGTTGTGCGGGTCATCGATGACGAACACATCGCCGCGCTCGCCTGTTGCGCGCCCGCGCACCGATGTCGCCATCATCGATCCCGTCGCGGTGTTCGCGAAGTTCACCTTCTGCGCTTGGTCATCAGATAGCCGCACGCTAGGGAATAGCCGCTGGTAAAGCGGGCTCTCCACGATCATCTTGGCGCGCCTGTTGTCGCGCGCTGCCAACGCTTCAGCATACGACGCGCCGATGTATCGCAGCGACGGATCCTTTGCCCAGCTCCACGCGGGCCAGAACGCGCGCGTCAACAGTGACTTCATCGACCCGGGCGGGACAGTGATCAGCAGCTTGCGGATCTCGCCCCGGGTGACCGCTTCGAGGTGCTCTGCAATCGCTTCGATCGGCCACCCAGTGATCAGCTGCCGCCCGGGTTCAAGCACCGGCCAGAACGTCTGCGCGAAGTAAAGCACGGATCGCCGGCAGAGCTCCGCATCAATTAAGTCTTTGTCTGCCGTCGTGATCTTGGGGAGTTGCATCTGCGATGGCCTTTGACAGTTCAAGGAGCGCTTCGGTCGATACTTTCGATAGATCGACAGTTTGGATCGGCCCGCCAGCCGCGCCGGTGATCTCGACCTTTTGCGTTTCCGACCAGCGCATTTGCGTCTTTGTCCACCAGATCATGGCGGTTGTGTCGCCTTCCATGACCTTCTGGAACAGCCGCTTGCCGACCTGCGCGTTCGCCTTGGCTTTGCCTGCGTCCAGTTCGGCGCGGAAGTGCGCCATCAATGTTTCGATCGCGATGCCATCCCGCACCAGATGCCGGATCATCTCGATGGTGAGCCCGTAACCGGACAGCGCTTCGACCTGTTTGCGTTCGGCTGCGGTGGGCACGAACGCCGGTCTGCCGGCCCCTTCTCGCGCGCCGCCGTTCTGTCCGGTCTTTTTTGCGTTCGGTTTTTCAGTATCAGTCGGTTGATTTGCCATACCCAGCCCCCCTCATTTGCCACCAGTTGAAGGCGCGCCGCAGCGCATAGGAGCGCACCAGCGAGATCGCGGTGAACGCAACGGATATGCCCACCGCGTCTGCCGCGCTGACTGCGTAGCCGAACAGCGGGAGCACGATCGCCGTTGCCGCAAGCGATACTGCATAGCCTATCAAGGTGTTCGCCAGCGCCTCAGCGCCGCTCATCACGCGGCTTTGCATCGCACCGCCTCCAGTTCTGCAAAGGTCTGGCCGGTCGCCTCAAGCGTCTCCTGCTGCCCGGTGAAGTCCTGCCACCGCTTGACGGCAACGTCGACATAGGCTGGATTTAACTTTATAGCGTAAACGCAGCGGCCCGTCATTTCGCCTGCGATGATGGTGGTTCCTGATCCGCTGAACGGCTCATATATGGCTTGGCCGGGGCTGCTGTTGTTCTCGATAGGGCGCCTCATGCACTCGACGGGCTTTTGCGTGGAATGGCCGGTTTCGGATTTCTGCGGCTTTGGGATTTGCCAAAGAGTTGTCTGCTTGCGGTCTCCATTCCAGTGGCCCGTGCTGCCTTTTCGAACCGCATACCAGCATTCTTCTTCTTCCTGAGAGTGGTAGTGACCACGCCCAATAGAAAAGTGGCTTTTTGCCCAAATAATAAGCGTCCTACGCTCAAAACCCGCAGACTCTAAAGACAGAATTGACTCTGGCACGAAGCGCCCGCTAGTCCGCAAAACAACCCCGCGCCCGGAAACAAGGCCCCTGGCTCGCGCCAATCGGACCGGGCGTCGGTTTTGAACCTGCCCGTTGGACGC